ATAAAGGCTTTTTATTCAGAATAAACGGGTTCCATCACATTGTTCAACTCATTGATTTTCCACCGATCGTTGCTCATCACTTCACATGGCGGCTCAAAGTTCGCAAAACAAATGAGGTGCGGTGAGTTCATTATCACCATAGTACTTTCGTACTTAGTGCTTGCGAAACACCCGTTCTTCACTTCTTCCATCGCACTCCACACGATGTTTGACTCGGTAGTCCTCGGCACGTCATAAATAACGCACTTCGGGTAGGCACCGGTCTTCTCCTTTTGTTGGGCAACCATGTACTTCACATCTGCCGCACGTCCAGAACACAACAACGCGTCGTGTTTGGCGCACAACAGTTTGCACAGTGCACTCTTGCCAACATTGCCCTCAGGCTCCCAATACCAATATATCGATCGGTCATCGGGGGGGGACTTGACCAAATCAACAATTTCTTGTTGCCACGGATACAACGTCGTGATTAGCTTCAAAGGTTCGTCATACGGGATGTTGCCACGTATGTCTGTGTGATCCTTTGTCACGTACTCGACATTGTTTTTCCGATTGGATCTGGTGCGTTCGAAGTGGACACCCATTTCACAAATGGACGTCAAAGACTTCGTCTCATTCGGGCGCATCTTCTTTTGAAATGCAATGAATCCTTGTCGATGTTGCCTGCCAGTGGTGGGGCAGATCTCATCGCCGTGAAGGAATTCGGCATGCAATTCCCTCAAAGCTTGATCCAAATGATCCATATCCTTGGCCGTGGCTTTAAACCACGTAAAACACCAAAATTTGGCCATTGGTGCGCGGGATGACTTAGTATTACTATCATCATCTCGCGGATCCATTTGATCCAAACTGAGTGGCTTCGGGTTTCCCCTAGCACTGCTCAGTTCACGATCAACATTTGGCCATGGAAATTGCTTCGTGTGAATCGGCTTGCGGATTCCGGTTGCTTTTGGTGGGATACGAATTTTCGAATTCTTGGGCATCGACGTCGGTGACATTTTGAGTTCGAAATGGGATCAGAATGCCTAAACATATCCCCCAAAGTCGGCATATATGAATAGGTTCCTCGATATATCCCGACCGTCTGACCTTATGGGATCTGGACAGACGGAACTGACGGGATCCACCTTCTTTTTTTTTGAAATATATGGCAAAAAGGAAGTATGCGGGCCGGTCCGGCTCTCGCAAACGTCGTAAGACTTCTAAGCGTTCTCGTTACCGCCGTAGTCGTCTCCCTATATCTGGATTTCCTAAGACGAAGGTTGTTAAGCTTCGCTATTGTCACACGGTTACCATAACCAACCCGGCACCGATCCATGTGACGGATCCTACATCGATTTGTACTACATTTATCGCTAACGGCCCGGATCAGCCCTGGAATCCACTAGTAACGCATCAACCGAAGGGATACGATCAGTGGAACAGTATTTACAATCACTGGCAGGTACTTGGCTCTAAGATCAAGGTAAAGTGTACTAGCGCTAACGATAATACAGCTTGGGGAGTAGTCAGGGTTCCAGACGCTCAACAGATGCACGGTATGACGTACCCCCAGATTGTCGAGACTCGCTTCGCTGGCGAAGGGAAGAGCCGAAATCCTGGGTACTCATTCAATACTCCTGCAAATCTAACTCAAGTGGCTAAGTTCTCTTCCAAGAAGCAGTTCGGGAAGAATTCTACTAACAACGAGGAGCTCTCTGGTACTCAAGGCACCCAACCGTCCGAGAAGACATATTACGACATATGGCAGATTCCGACGCTCGGTGCTGCAGGGGGTGCAACTCCCAAAGAGGGCGCCTATCTTGTTATCATCGATTACATCATGCTCTTTACAGAGCCTCGCCTACTGGCTCAAAGCTAAAAGAGAGCGAGCGAGCGCGCAGCGCGGCGAAGCGGCCGGCAAGAACTAACCAGTGGATTCCAACGCTTGCGCAATAGCCATATTTAAATAAAGGCTTTTTATTCAGAATAAACGGGTTCCATCACATTGTTCAACTCATTGATTTTCCACCGATCGTTGCTCATCACTTCACATGGCG